CAATATTTACAGCAAGTTCTTTTGTAGTTAGAACGTTCTCTGTAATTGTTACAGATCCAGCATCAGCGAAATCACAAGATGCATCAGCTATTAAAGAAGCACCTTCAATTTGGTTTATTACAGCCTTGTAATATACATCATCAATTGTTCTGATCCATCCATTTGCTAAGGTAGCACCACTCTTTAAAGCAGCACTCACGAATGGCAATGCTAACTCTCCAGCATAAGTTGGAGTTGTTAATGTTGGCCCATTAAATTCATGCTTTGTTGCAACGCTTTTTTCCTCTGCATTGAATGAGGTTTTTTTAATATACTTCATTTTAGTTTTTTGCGAAGTTTGAAATTATTGCATGTGCTCTGTCTGCTGTTTTCAAAGATGAAAAAGTTTCTTGATCCATGTCCTTACTATTATTTTTTGTTGGTGAGTGATTCACACCAGTATCTGCTGGTTCGTTTTCAATAGCTGAAAGACGTTCCACAATGTTTTCAAATGCTGCATTTATCTCTGAAGATAGTTCACTCATTTCTTCAGATACTTCATCATCACCTCCAACCTTATCACGCTTCAGATCTGCTACTGCATCCTCAAGATTCTTGATTCGCTTCTCCATACCAGCCCAATCTTGCACATCAGCTTCATCACCTTCAGCCATTTCAACCTCCACTTCCACTTCAGCTTCTGCTTCTGGTTCTTCTTCACCAAGTTGTACAATGCGACCATCAGCAACAACGAGAACTGTTCCATCCTCAAGTGCATATGTGCCATCATCAAGATAGTCTGCATTGCCCTCATCAGACATCACAGATATTTCTACTCCAACAGCCATTGCTTCGGCTTCTGTTACTACTAAGCGACCATCATCTAATCTTGCTTCAGCATAGAATTTGGTTAAGTTTGGGAGGTTTAATAATCCTCTGATTTTGTCGATTGTTTTGCTCATGATATTACTTGTTCAAATACATATATAATTTTCTTCAATCCGTTCCCTTTGTATGATCCTCACATGCCATATAGAGCACGATATCATCAACAGTGTGCTCATGGTATCCAATACAACTATTGAACAGCTCTCCATACAGCTCTGCTTCTTCAATCGTTCTCCAGAGTGGTTTGCCATCCAGATGAAATACTGCATCCATTTCCTCCAATACAAGTGATTTTAACTGCTCAAGAGTTTCTGTATCTTTTGGGCAATTCGGACATGGCACTCTTTCAAGTCTTTGTGCCTTCACCAATTCATCTGTGAAGTATCCTTCAATAGAAAAACCTCTCACATCTTTCTCAATTATAGCATTCCAGATATTTTCATCCCAGATCTTCATAGATAACATCCATGTGCCAACTGGCAAATCAAATCCATAGAGAGCTGCTTTGTCTCTTTTCGGATCTTCTATAAGCCAAGATTCAACAACAGTCAATCCACTGATATCATCCACATGCTCGTATGTGTGTGAATTGGTTTTTTCCTCTTTCATATAAAGCTGTGAAGCTTGTCTTACAGTCTCAACTGAGAAATAAACTTCATATTCTTCATCTTCTTCTTCGTTGTATCTGGCAATTCTTTTCTCTGGAATCAATGCTGGGCCGACTAACATTCTTTTGGCTTCATCTACTTTGGCCATGATATATTTGTCTCCACGATTAAAGAAAACAAAATTTTCTTCTATGGCTGGAAATCTAACTAAACTGACAGCTGTGATTCCTGACAGCTCCATTTCTTCGTCTATTAATAATTCAATTGTTTTCATAAGGTTGCATGATGTAATAAGTTAGCATTAAGTTGTTGTTGTGATGTCATGTCTTGAGCTACAACGAATGCTTTGATTGGTTTATCTGTTAATGTTTCTAAGTCAGTTGGAGCTGTTTCACTTGGTGCAAATGTATCTGGCACTAATGCCGTTGTTTGATTACCTCCAGCAGTTGGTGGTGATACTACATCTGGAGTTCCACCAGAATCAAATCTTGTCTTTCCTATTGATACAAGTGATGCTGCTCCAGTTAATCCAGCTGTGATACTTGCAGCAATTCCAGCTGGTGTTGGCCCAAGTCCAACTGGAGGTGGAGAGAGCGCACCGATAACAGCTGAAGCAGTGCTCATGACAGTTGCAGCCATTTGCATTTTCTTTGCTCTCTGAAATCTTTTCTTTGCAGTTTTTTTATCATCACTATCACGCCCCTGATCCAATGCAGAGAATAAAGAGAACGCTGCTTGTGTCATTGCCATGACTGAATTGATTGTTTCTTGCCTTAATTCTTGTTTGGTTTTCTCAACTGTTTCAACAACTTCTTCTTCTTTTTTAGCATATTTTTTAGTTATTGCAAGAAGCTCTGCATCTTGTTTTTCTTTAAGTAGCTTTTCAGTTTCTGCATTTCCTTTTGCTAATTCATTCAAAGCAATATATTTTGCATTTACAGCATCAATTTCATTCTGCTGCACTGATTGTGTTGCTGCTTTCAATAACGCTGCATTTGTCTCTGCTTCTTTTACTTTTCTTTTTTCATCAGCTTCAATCTCTTTATTCAATCGGTTCAGCTCTCTTTGTGTTGATTTTTGAGCATTCAACCTTGTAGTTTGAATATTGTTCACAGCTGCAATTGCTGCTGCTTCTTTGTCTAAGTTTTCAATGTTTGAACGAGCAAATGTATTCTCCATTGTTTGAGCATCTGACTTTAACTGGAGAGCTTCCATCTCTTTGGCCAGTAATTGCTCCTCTAATACTTGAGCATCTTTCAATGCTTGTTTTCTCTGTTCTGCTGTAAATTCTTCTTCTTGTCTAGATTTTAGTCTGAATGCAGCAATTTTTGCTTCTATTGTACTACGATCAACTAACAACTCTCTTTCAAGTTTTGCTGCTTTTGCTCTCATGTCAGCAACCTTTGCTGCTGCTTCACCTTCTTTGATTACTTGTTTTCCTAATTCTATTGTGCTTTCAACTAAGCTATCAACAACTCCCACAGTTGCAGCTAACATAGGATTCGCCATTGCAAGATTTACAACTCCTTTTTTTGCATCCTCCATAGCTCCAGCAAAGTCTCTCTTAAATAGCTTTGAAACAGCTGAACCAAGAAATCCAAGTCCATCCATCAAATTTGTCACTCTATCCATTACAAAAGTTTGGAGAGATGTTCCAAAATCTTCAATTGCTTTAACTGGATCTTCAAAAATAGAAATTATCCCCTCACCCAAATCAGCAAATAAATCAATGACATTATCTGTCACTGATCCAATTACTCCCATAATTTTAGCAAATTTATTTTGGCCTTCTTCAGATGATGTGAATGCTGCTGCAACTGCTCCAATTGCTATCACAAGCAAACCAATTCCAGTTGATGCAATTCCAATTTTTACTGCTTTTAATCCCTTAACAAATGTCTTTGCTCCAGCAATGGCTGCTGTAAATACACTGTACAAACCTCCAGACATCTTGTCTAATCCTCCACTCATGTCTTTGGCTGCATCACCTACATCATCAGCAGCTTCTGCTGTTTCATCAAGTGAATCTTCCAGATTGTCAGCTGCTTTTGCAGCTTTGTTCAGTTCTGAAGTGAGTTGTGTTACTCCTTCAGTTTTTAGTTTGACTGTGGCTATTTCAGACATTGAATCTGGCTTTTATTCCCATGTACACTTTCTTGAAAAATCCTTTGAATCCAGTTTCTTCATAATACCCATAAAAGCGAATTGTCTCTTTTGTGTATGTTTTTGAATCAGACATAGTACCCAACTTGATAATTTTAGGAACTGTAATNAACATATTTTTTATATAGTTTTTTCTCATGCTGCTTCTGTTACCAGTTTAGTCTTATTCTCTAATACAAAGAAATCATTTGCCTCAGTCATTAAGCCATTATTGACTATTGATGAACTGCTGCTCATATTCATATATGTTACATTCACATCCATTACCCAAGATGTGTTCACATCATCCTCTCCAGTTACTGAAATATCCAGTACAAAGTCTCTCTTAGATGCACTCACATGAGCTATTGAAACAGTTGGAGCAGCCAATCCAGAATCACGATTGCTTTCAACCACTGTATCTGAAATGGTTGATATTACTCCATCAATGTTTTTCAGCACAATGGATTGAGAAACGAAATATGTTCCACCTATTGGTAATGTTGCTGCTGCATATATTACACCCAGTGCATTGATTTTGAAGTGTGCTGTTGAGTTGATAGGTATTATGATATCACTTATAAGCTTTCCTTCTACTCCAGCCACAACAGCTGTGGTGCTATTCGTTACACACATTAACTGAAATGCCATAGAAGATGCCATACCCTCATTCAGTGTATTTTTAACATAAGCAGCTGTTCCATTCTGTGACCAAGCCATATTAAAATTCTTAGAACTT